CTGATCTACCATAGTTACCTCCGTCGGATATCAGTCTTGTTTACGCCTGAGCGAATCTTACGAATGCCGCTGCGTCGATCAGTTCGCCGTCGGCCATTGTAGCGCCACGGAACTGGATGTTTGTTGTGGTTGCAGTCTCGAAAGGCTTGACCTCCAGTGCCTTGAAAATGTTCAGCTTGTATGCCTTCGGATCACCGTACAGGATGGTCTCCTTGCTGGAAACAAGTGCCTCAGACATCAGAACAACATCATGTCCAAACAGCTTGAACTCGAAGCCGTTGTTAATGATATAGTCGTTGAGGGATGTGATGGTCATGACGTTCTCATAGAACATAGCAGGGGTCATGATCCATACAGCGCCCGCCTGATAGTTGGATCCCAGAGCGCCCATAACCTTAAGCAGAGCGTTCTTGGTGATGGCGGAAGGAAGGGCTGTAGCATCAGCGGAAACAGATGCGAGAATGCCCTTAAGCTGATTTGTGCCGGTGCCGACTACGATGTCAGCGTTGATCTTCGCGCGAATGGAATCAACGAGGTTGTTCACGATCCAGTCATGCACCGCAGATACTGCCATGTGGTCGATGTCAGCGCCGACTGTAAGCAGTTTCACATATTCGTTCGGGATCAGGTCGATATAGCCGATCACGTCACTGGATTCTGTGATGGTGCCGCCGACTGCCTGAGCGGTAGCCGCGCCCTTCGTGGTTGCCTTCGGGAACCTTACATAAGTGGGGAACTGGGAAACGTCCACCTTGCCGAGCAGTTCAGCGGGAGCGGTCAGCTTGTCCCATACTGCGTTAACGGTCATTGTGGGGATCACTGCGCCTGCGGAAGCGAGTGCGTCTCTTTCCTCTGTGGTCAGGTCTCTGCCGATGATCTTCTTTGTCCATGCGTCTCTGTATTCGATTGAATCTCTGTTGAACATTTTTCTTCCCTCCGTAGGAATAGGATTCTGCGGGGCTTCCGCGACTACGTTGCCCGCGCCGTTTGCTACTGCGTCTCTGATTTCCGCCTTCTTTGCGGCGGCTTCTTTGCGGGCCTCAAGTTCTGCCTTGATTCCCTTGATTTCTGCTTCGAGTGCATCGAGGTCTGCGCCGTCCTGTTCAGCTTCTACGCCAATCTGGGCACGTCTTGCCTCAAGTTCCTCGACGGTCATAGTGGTAAAATCCATTGCTTAGACCTCCGATAAAATTCTTATTAACTGTTTCTTCCGCTCGATCTCTCTCCGCTCTGCTTTGGCACTCTCCAGTGATGCCTTTGCGCTCTCCAGCGCATCGGACAACCCGCGCGCGTTGATTGATGTTGCTTCATATGCCGGGAAAGTAACGGCGGACACTTCGAACACTTTGGAGATACTCCGTATGTGTCTTGTCGGGTGCTCGCTGTCGAGATCTTCCCATATATCCGAATCGACAATGAACATGAAGGACATTCCGGAAATATCCCCCCTGCTTACTGCCGAATACAGGCTCTTTGCTTCCGCATTGTTCTCTGTATCGAGGTCAACACGGATGGACATGCCCACTCCGGGAACAACTTCCATCTGCATGGTGCTGTTTGCGTTGTTGTTCCTGCTACGTGCCAGCGGGATCATGTCGGTATTGTGGTTAATTAAAAAACGCACATCACGAAGATCTGTCTCCGCTAGTGCGCCATCGTCGATGATTTCATCGTACCAGTCTAAATCTGTCCGCTCGTTGTATACGATTGGCTGTCCGGTCAAGAAATGACCATGTTCCTCATCCTGTTCCGCGCGGACCTCAAAGCTAAACGCTCTAATTTCCTTCGTCATCTGTATCGTCCTCCGTCACTGTCATGCTTTGGATTCTGTCGCCATTCCGCAAGTCGTAATATTCGCCTCGAATCGGTATAGCCTCGCCTTTGCCGTCGGGGAGCGGGGGAAGTCCCCACACTTCGCGCATTTCGTCAATGCTTGCCATGCCTCTGTCGGCCCATCCGTTTGTTACTTCCAATTTGTCCTTGTTGGTCATGTACTGGATCCTGTTCGCGGTGGCTGTCACCTTATTGCCCTGTGACTGTTCCCGCAGTGTAAACAGCATCTTGGTCACAACTTCTGAAAACTGAATAGCAAATGGCTCAATCGCTCCCTCGTAGAACGCGCTCCATGCGTCGCCAACTGCCTTGTTGGTTAGGATGTCTTCGTTTACTCCAAAGTATTCGTAAACATTGTCCTTAATGGCCTTCATCTGGTCCGCATCAATCACCCACGGCTTGACATCTATCTGCTTGATGTCCTTGTAGGTGGACGGGAACAGTAGCAGGCCGCCGCCTTCCGCATCACGGGCCAAGTTTTCCGCCGTGAATCGCTTGCGCTCTTTGGCAAGGTCTTCCGCGTTGGTGAAATTGTTAATCTGTGCCATGAAGCGATAAGTCGCCGCACTTTTAACGCCTTCCTGTATGCCCTGATTTTGTATGCTGATCAGATCCATAGTCGGATATAGCGCGTGATTGTCTTCTCCAAAGAAGTCACTGCGATATTGGTATTTGGTCATCACTCCGCAGAATTCCATCTCTACCGCTGCCGTGTCGCCCCATGTGAACTCATAGCGCAGATACGGAGTGCCGCCGTATTGGACGATTTGAGCGCGGTTTGGAAGCGGCGTATAAATCCCACTTGGTTCTCCAAACTCATCAAATACGGGCACGATAAAGGCCGTATTGTGCATGTCTAAGATGGTACTCAAACGATAGAAGAACTGGCTCCACGTCTGGAACTGGTTGGGCGCGTGTTTGAGTTTCGCCTGCAATGCACGCCTCGCTGATCCCTGTATATCGAACTTCAATTTGCTGATGTGGGTCGCACGGATTCCGATAGCTGCGCGGACAACCTCGCTCTCATACGCATCACTGCCCCACCTTGTGAAATGTGGTGTGTATCCCGTCAGCAGTTTGTAGTCGCCTTGATACTGCCCTTTCGGTGCGGGCTTATTCTTAAATAACCAGTCAAAGATTCCCATGTTTTTCATTCCTCTTAGGCGTAGCGCCAATGATAGCCGCCCGCTGTGATGAAATGCGGTACACATCTGCAACAGCCTGAAATCTGCTTTTTGTTAATGCCTGTTGCTCTCGCCGCATCATTGATACATTCATACGCTACGCCCGTTTCGACACACATTACAGCCACTTTATCCGCACCGCCCGAATGGTTCGCTTTCATTCTTTCAATCGTTTCTCGAGTTTTGCGTTCTCTTCCTTTTCCTTGTCTGTTCTGGCTCATCAACATTTTAGATGCTTCGGAATGTTTAAAAAACTCACCGCCAGTAGTTATATTGTAGCCAAATTTCTTATCTGTCGTTTTGTATTTGGCAATTAACTCTTGTTCGACAGAACAGGCAGATTCTTTATCAAGATGAGTTTTTAAAACTACATGGTAAAAGCCATCCCAACCATACCGATTTATTGCGTCGGAAAAGTGTTTGTTTCTGTAATAGCCTTTGCCGTTCGCCCATCTCAATTCTGGCTCTTGTGATGTGATGCCAATGTAGCGCTTTCCGTTCTTCTTATTGACATGCATATACACAATGAAGTCATCCATTTTTTAACCGCTCTCCTATTTCGTTATGATATTTCTGTCTAACAGTCATTGCACAAAGCAACGCGGCAACTCCATCAATATGGACCGACGGAGATAATTTAACTAATTTGCCTCTGCCTCGTTCTGTGGACATTTTCATAGCAGAGTTTAAAAGGTGCATTTTCATCAAATCATTGTCGCCAATATTAATAACTCCGTCTTCTAGTAATCCTTGTGTTTCCAACATTACGCCATACAGATTTTCACCAAAATATACATCGTCCATATGAAATCCATACGCCTGCATATCCTGCACAAGGTACTGCGCTGAATACCGGTCATACCCAACTTTCAACGGCAGAATCTTGTATTTTTCTACTAGGTCCGCGAACCATCGGAAGCAGTCGTGATAGTCAACAAAGTTATCGCCCGATAATGTCAGGATGCCCCTCTGCACGTATGCCATATATGGGATACCATCCTTCTGAGTCGCTTCATCAATACGCTCAGCAGGCAAAAAGAAGTGAGCAAATACATACAGCTTTCCGCCCTTCTCGATCACAGCCGTGCATGCCGTCAAGTCGCGTGTCTGCGACAAGTCGATTCCGCCGACGCAATAGCACCCGCTGAAATCCGACAATTCCATATGCTCACCGCTTGCCCCATTTACCACCTGAGCGGGGAGCCATGCGAGAGAGCTGTTTTGCTTAATGCAACAATACTTTGTTAAAAACTCCGCCTTCTTGCTCAGACTGCCCTCCGCAATAGCAATCTCTTCAAGCAGATAATCAACGCTGATAGATACGCCTAAA